GTGAAGCTTTTAAATATATTTTAAAATTAATTTTAGTAATTTAATATACAATAATCTGGTTGTACTGTTACTGTGATGTTAACGGCAGTTCCATCATCGTCCCAACTATAATCTCCAAAATTAGTTTCAGTAATCATAGCACCTTTAATTATCCATTCGTTTACAACATCACCAACTGGTCCTAAACCATTAAATGTAATGTCTTTTTTATAAAAATCAGAATAACCATCTCTACCTGTTACTGATTCGTGTCCTAAACGTACCCATTCCATTACTGCTTGTGAACCTGCAGGTGTAATTGCTTCATACATTGTGAACTGAATAGTATTCCAAATAGTTTTACCTTTTACATAACGTTGAACGTTAATATGGTTAAGAGCTACAGCAGTTGTTGTATTTGATATAGCACCCATTCCTTTTACTAAAAATGAAGGTATTCCATCTAGATAAAGGATAAACCTATTAGTCATTCGGGGTTCGAATGCTGTGTAAAAAATTTCGTTCGGATTTAAAATTGCCATTTTATGTTTTGTTTTGTTCTATTATAAATATCTAAATTTTATTTTTTTATGATGGGAATTCAGCTCCCGTTGGTAATAAAATAAAATCTAAAGATATAAATTCAGCTGTTCTTGTTGGTTGAATATATATTTGTCCAATTAATTGGTTTCTATCTATTACATCAGGTCCATTATTAGAATCATCCATTTTTACTTGGAAAGCAAATAAACCTTGTTTTTGTTGTACGGTTTCTAGGTATGGTGTAACTCTAGCTAAAAATGCATTTCTTGTGGTAGCAGTATTTTGTTCAAATACTATTTGGTCTGCTAATTGTCCTATAAATGATTTAAGAGCAATTAATAAACGTCTTACATTAATTCTATCTAAAGCAGAAGCTTCTTTTTGTAGTGTTTTTTGTCCAAATACAACAACACCTTCTCTAGGTAGTGTAGCAATTGGATTTACATTTGCTTCATACAAATTATCCTTATTTGTTGCAGTTAATTTATATTCAGCACTTAAAACACTGTTTAATCCACCTCTATTAATTCCTGCTGGTGCGAACCATGGGGCAGCTATTCTATCATTAAAAGCGTATACTCCAGGTATTACTGTTGAAGCAGGAACAAATACTAATTTGCCTGTTGCTGGGTCTGATATTCTTACCCAAGGCCAATAAGTAGCAGCATATGAAGAATCTCTAGTGCTTGCTTTTGTAATAGCTTGAGCAACTGTACTACCATAATTTACTGTATCATATACGAATAAGTTATCTCCTCTATTTTGTGTATTAGTTATAATACTAGTAATTTGAGCTGAGTGTGCTTCATCTGTTAAACCAGGTGTAAATAATACATTAAACATATAATCATCAGTATTACTTAATAGTGCAATAGCATTAGTATAATCAGTACCTGTTAAACCTTGTGAATCAGTAGCACTGATATTTTGATAAAATTTAGCAGGGTTTGTAGTAAATGGTGTTCCTGTAGCTGCTCCAAAAGTTCCATTTCCTACTACAGGGATAGAATTTTTAAAACCAGCACTAGCAGGTGTTCCATTTGGGTCTAAATAGTTAGGTGTAGGAGTATTAACAGATTTAACCCTTACAAATCTTGAATTATTTAAATACTCTCCAGTTGTTGATATTTGATTATTTACTGAATCATAAGCTAATTTTTGGTCTCCTATTACTTGAGAAATATACCTAGGTGAATTAGGGTCTAAACTTAAATTATTAAACGATTCTAAAACATTCTTTTTATTTGTAATATCATCACCTCTTCTAAGAGATAAACTAAATGTACCTGATGAAGTGTTAGCAGTAGTAATTTCCCATCTTACATTATCTTTAGTACCTGTTGCAAGAGCACCACCTGTTCCACTAGCTCCTGTGTTCATAATAGTACCTTCAGAAATAGTTTCTAAAGTAAATGAGTCTGTTGATGCTAAGTTAGTAAAAATTGAAGATGTTGCAGAAGTATAATCAACTGATCCACTTACTACTCTAGTTACTAAAAGTGATTCACCACCGTGGTTAAAGTAGTTATAAGCAGCTATCGAAGTTAAATATGAATAGTTTTGGCTACCACTTTCAATAACACCACCAAACATAGTTGTATATTCAGTATAAGATGTAACTTTAACTGGGGTTTCAATAGGGCCTTTTACGGTAGGACCTATAATAGCTGCACCTGCTTGTATAGGTTCAGCTGTTAAGAATGTTTGATCTATTTCATTTAAAGAAACTCCAGGGGAGACTGTAAAATTTGCCATTTTATGTTTTTATTATAAATATTAATTCTTTTTTTAAAATATTATACTATGATGGAAATGTTGCACCTGTTGGTAACACATTAAAGTCTAATATAATAAATTCTGCTGATCTAACTGGTTGTAAGTATATTTGTCCAATTAATTGGTTATTGTCTATAGTTGTTGGGGTATTATTTGATTCATCCATTACAACTTTAAACTCGGTTAAACCTTGTTGGTTTTGGACTGAGTTTAAGTAGGGGTTTACTTGAGATAAAAAAGTATTTCTAGTTGTAACATTATTTTGTTCAAATACTAATGTGTCTGCTACTTGAGAAATAAAACTTTTTAATTCAATTAGTAAACGTCTCACATTTATTCTATCTAATGCTGTTTTTTTCTTTTGGAGTGTTTTTTGTCCAAAC